AGGTTTACCGGGCTTATCGTGCTGTTGGTAGGTAACGGACTGAACCGTTAGTGGCGTTTGTTGGGTGGAGAGGATGGGAGCGTTGCTTGCCGTTGTGGATAGGCTGATAGGATTGGATGGAAACACATAACCACAATCACAGTTGCGCGTTCCGGCATAATGTAGGGCGAGGCAGGTAGGACACACCTTACTTGGTGCCTCGCCAGTCCCATCTGACAGCTTACCGTCGGTCCCTCTAATCTTATCCAACGGCCCATGGCGGATTATGTTGTTTGAATAGTCAGCCACCAAGCAATTCAGTTTACCCAGTGCTTTACGTAGGCCACGTCCCAATTTCTGAACGTGAAGGCCCGTACTTTCCGTAGGTCGTAGATCAATAATGTAATCCAATCCAGGATGATTGAAGCCCACTGTTCCAATGCCTATAACTACCAATACTTGTAAACGGTATTCCTTAAAATCCTCAAGGTGTTTATCACGCTGCCCCTTTGCAGTTTTACTAGTTACCGCTTCACAAGTCAGGTTGTACTTACGTACTTCATCCCTTATGTGGTCTGCATGGGATATTCCTGATGCAAACACCAGCCAACTCCTGCGGCCTTGACCATGTTTAACTGCATCCTGTATAATTTTTTCAGTTATTGCTTGATGGTCTACCGCCTTTTCCAATTCTCCAGCCTTAAACTCTCCACCTTGCCGTCCAACGCCTCTCACATCCAAGTGGGTACTAGTCGGCACACTTACCAACTCGCTCAGGTAGCCTTGCTTAATCATATCCATCACACTAGCTTCATAGCAGACACTTTTGAACATGGCGTTAGGTCCAAACAACTTTCCGCTATCCATGCGATAGAGGGTGGCAGACAAGCCAATAATACGCATATGGGGGTTGATACGTCTGAGGTTGGTAATGAAGGTTTGCCACATGCCATCGCCGGACCGCGGGACAGCTTGAACCTCGTCTACAATAAGTAAATCAACGTGTTGGAGGCTAAAAGCCTGTTTATAAGCAGACTGGATGCCAGCAAAGATAATCTGGTTGTCAAAGTCTTTGCGGTTTAAACCCGCTGACAAAATGCCTGCTGGGGCTTGGGGCCATAGTGCCTTTAGCTCTTTATAATTTTGGCTTACTAACTCTTTAGCAAAAGTGGCAACCACAATGCGCGTTTTAGGGTATTGCTCTATAGCGCCACGCATAAACTCTGCAATAACGATGCTTTTACCCGTTCCAGTTGGGAGAGATAGCAAGACATCATCCCTACTTTTTTCAAAGTGGGCGTAGATGCTATTGATAGCCTCGGTCTGGTAAGGGCGGAGTTGCATCTTCATTTTTCCATTCTTCAATTATAGGCCAAAGGTCTTGTAGGCTGCGTACAACAAAGGTTGGATGTCCTAAAGCATGGAAGCGGGGATGTAGTGCCTTTTGAACGTCTGACAAATCGTTATCATCCGTTTTCATCTCAATCCATCCAACGCGGCCATGTGGCCTAACTATAATTAAATCCATCACGCCAGCTAGGACACCATCCTTTTTCAATTCAGCACCCTCGCGCTTGTCCCTATGTCCACCATTGGGGCAATGGAAACATATGGCTTGTGGATAGTCCCGAGCAAGAGCCGCCAGCACAATCCGCTGGCGGTTCCGTTCGGTCAGGGGTGGGCTATTTGCCAAGGAGGACTTGTTCAAGGTAGGCAATCAAATCATCCATAACCTAACCCTTCATTTTGATTTTCTTAACTACCAGCTTAAAAGGCTTTTCGTCAGACAAAGCTCCCCAAGATTGCGGGCCGTTTTTTTCCAAGTATTCACGCACAGCGATTTGATCGATAGCCTGCTTGTAAAGGTCCAACGGTACGCACTTCTTCTCAATATCCAGACGAGGAGGGTTAGGCTGAATGGCAAACATATATCCACCGTATTCCTCATTTATCACACCATCCTTGCGGCTTTCGTCAATATAGCGAAGTTGGGCGGTTTCCAATTCTTCCTCCAACTTATCAATAAGTTCTCGAAGGTTAATGATTTTAGGCTTTAGGTCTTCTTGCATGGAACCACTTTCAATTGGTGGGGGCCTAAGCCCCCGATTGTCTTACTTGCCCCACGGTCCAACAGCCGGAGCCGTTCCAGTCGCCTGCGGAAGAGCCCCAACAGTAGCCGGATAGTATTTCTTAATTCGGTTGCTATCGCTGTATTGGGCGTCTTTGCTGGCCTCAATCACCACATCAGCATAAAAGGGTGTGCCGCGCAGATCTTCATGGTTTTGCACAACTTTACCAATAGCGGTGGCAATTTTCTCCAACTCCACTTGTGCAATTTTCCGCACCTTGTCGTCACCGTGCTGCAGGTTGAGGCGGTTGAACATCTTGCGGCCTTGGTATTGGCCTTCCTGGATCTCCATCTCAACTTGGAGGTAGCTAACGGAAGGGTTGGCTTTGGTAGGCTTCATAACCGTATCGGTAATGGCCAGCTTATAGCGGTCTACGGGCAGAGGTTGGTATTCATCCTTATACTCACCTGCACCGAAGTTGCCGCCGAGGTTTCCTGTGGTCATTTTACTTGCTTTCGTTTTGGTTGGTGTTTGTTCCGAGGAACTTTTGGAGGTACGGCACATGCTTGGCAATCAAAGGCCATGCGTTGGCGTCCAATGGGATTTGCTCAGGGAGCGAATAGCGGTTTTTTGCCACATAGGCGGGGCGTTCTTGTGTGTAGAGGAAGCGGTTTCCATTCCCCATGGCTCTTTGCTTCTTGGCACCAAAGCCAAGGTCGTCAGACTTTATCACCATGTCATAGTTGGCGAAGAACACGGCGTCTACAGACTCTACTACTAAGGAAGCGGCAGCTTTGTGAAGCTTGATATGGTAGCGGGAGTAGCGGCCTTTTTCGGGGTCATCAAAATTAATAACCTCCGAGTGGGCGGTAAATACAATCATCATCCCCTTGGAACGCAATATATCGCACTTGCCAAGGAACTCACTCCAACGGTCTGCGGCATAGGCAAAGCCCTTGCCGTAGGGAATAGCTTCAATGGTTGCAACCTTCATGTCGCGTGCGACTTTGTTCCATATTAGGCGCTCGTACCAATCTAAGCTGTCAAATACCAATGTGTTGAAGCCATGGGTCTCCGTAACCAACACGCCCATTTGTTCATCAACTTCCTCCCAGCTTTTAGCCAAGGGGAAAGACTTTACATCCAACGAACCTAGACCGTCTTCGGTCTTGATAAATACGGCGTTGGGCGCTTGGCTGGCAAATGTGGATTTGCCAACTCCCGGCGTGCCGACAATTACCACCATGGGTGGATTAGGTTGCGGACCGGAGGTGATGGATTGGAGAGAGAAGTTGTTTGTCATCGTTTTCGCTTTCGTTGTAGTTCACCCTACCCCCACTAAAACACCAAGTCAACATAAATTATCATATTGTAACCAGCCCATCACCATGCTACAATATCTCCAACAACAGGAGACCAATATGGCAATTCAATACGACACAGACAAATACATGATCATGCGGGAGGTAGCGGATTACCTAGATGTAACCACCATGACTATTCACCGTTGGGAGAAGCAAGGAATCTTCCCGCCCCGCGTGCAAGTAGCTGGCAGCTTTGGTAATGCTACTTATTACAACCGCACGGACATAGAAGCATTTAAGCAGCGTAAAGGGGATTGGGCTAATGGCTGAGTGCTTTATCTGTGGACGATCTGGCCGGGGGCTTGGTATTAACCGTGGCCAATTCTTCCAATCGTTCTGCTCCATGACGTGCCAGGATGCGGCTTATGCCGTGTTGAATAGAGGTGGAGTTCCGCAAATGGGAACCGAGCAACATGCAAAAGCATTAGAGGTTGCTATAAAGGCGTTTGACACCATTACACAGCAGAATGGTGCAGATATTGCCAAGTACACACCTGAGCAGGCTCGAAACCTTGTTGACGGTATTTTGCATTATTGGCAAAATGCTTGTTTCAATTACTTCTGCCAATCCAACCAAGTTACAGTGCCACCCGACTACGCACCCAAACCTAATAATGACACCGACAATCAATACGCTGCGGAAGCTATGGTTGACGTAGGCGCTTACCTCGACACAGTCTTTGGAACTGACACATCCCAGTGGACGCTGCCTATTAAACAGGGCTTTGTATTTGCCGTGGTGGATAGCGTGAGGCGTAATGCTGAATCGGAATGCCCCTTCTAACAACAAAGGAAACAACACATGACCCCCCTGCAAAAAGAAATGTACGACCTTATCGTTAAGAACTTTGGAGATCCGCAGAAGATTCGCTTTATGAAAAGCGCAGGTTTATCCCGCCACCGCTTTCAGGCAAATATGGATTATGCCCTTGCCATGTGGGCCATGGAACTTCGGCAAAATAACATGTGCCGTGCTTCCATAGAGATTGGTATCAATCGCAATACCATGCGCAGGATTTTAGCCCGTTTTACTAAGCCCAAGTCTCCCGTGTCCGAGTTTATGGATGGGCTGCGGGTTGACAGTCCGCCTCCCACAAACTAACTTACCTAAGACGCCTTACGCATAGGCGGACAGCAGGGGTGTTTCCAAATTCTTACCTGTTGGC